TTTGGATTCCTATGTTTGAAAGTATGTATGAAATTAAATTCACACAAAACATTGAGAACTTCTTTCAATTAGGCAAACTCTACACATACGAACTACGTTGTGACAGACTTGAATACTCTAGCGAACGTATTAATACTGACATTGCCGAAATTGATGCAAACGAAGATCAATATAGTTTGTCAACTGCTAATAATGAAAAATTACTTGACGAAGACACATTCTTATTCTTGCATGAAGACGGCACATTCATTGTCAACGAAGCTGACGTTGTTGTCGCAGCCGAGATTTCAGCAGACAATGAAGAGATTGGTCAGAAAATTATTGACGATGATATTCTAGATTTCTCAGAACAAAACCCATTCTCATTGACAAGGACTTTCTAATATGATGTTCGGACACGACTTTTATCACGGAACGCTAAGACGTTACGTAATCATGTTTGGTAATTTGTTCAACGAAATTCAAGTTGACAGATACGATTCTGCGGGCACTAAACTTCAAACCGTCAACGTTCCAATTGAGTATGGACCAAAACAAAAGTTTATTCAAAGAGTGACTAGTGATCCTGATTTGGATCGCCATGTTTCTACTACATTACCAAGACTTGGATTTGAGTTTACCAGCATGACATATGCGCCTCAACGCAAATTAAACAGCGCACATAAAATATCTAGAGGTGTAAATACTGGCGGATTAGATTTTAACTTCATGCACACACCTGTGCCATATGACTTTAATTTTTCTTTACATGCACTCTTTAGAAACACCGAAGATGGCACACAAATTGTAGAACAGATTGTGCCATTCTTTACACCAGATTTTACTGTGACAATGAAGATGATTCCAGAGATGGCTCTCAACATGGATATTCCAATTGAGTTAAACTCGGTAACTTCAACAGACACATACGAAGGTGATATGGATTCTCGCAGAATTCAAACGTATCAATTAGATTTCACAGTTAAAGGATATTTATTTGGACCGATCAAGAAGTTTAAGTATATTGTTAAAGAAGACTTAAACACCATTGATGATGGTTCTGCAATTAACAAAGCAATCATATCTACTCAAACATTTACTGGCGATGCAGAGTTCAACGTAAGCGAAACGCAAATTAATGACAATGGATACAAACCTTAAAATGAAAAAAACTGTTGATGATAAATTAAATGATATATTTGATGTTCAAGGTAAGATTGTCGAACAAGCATTACCCGCAGTAGTAGAACAAGTTAAAGAACCTGTTTCTACTGGTGCACCAAATGATGAGTCTATAGATGCTGACTATGAATATGCAAGAGAGAATCTAAAGCTATTCATTGAGCAAGGCAAAGTTGCTATGGAAAACATTATATTTTTAGCAAAAGAAGGTGAATCTCCAAGAGCATATGAAGTTGTTGGTCAGCTAATTAAAACATTGTCAGATACAAATAAAGATTTGTTAGACTTGGGTAAAAAAGTAAAAGATTTGAAATCTAAAAAAGATGATACACAACAACCACAGCATGTAACGAATGCGTTGTTTGTTGGTAGCACAGCAGAGTTACAGAAACTAATTGGCAAGAGATGACAGCGAAATCCTACTTAGGAAATTCTAATCTAAAAGCATCTGGCGTTCCTCTCAATTTCACTAAAGATGAGATTGAAGAATACTTGAAATGCGCTGACGATCCAATATACTTCATTGAAAGTTATTGTAAGATTGTCACGCTAGATCACGGGCTTCAGCCATTCAAACTATATGATTGCCAAAAAAACAAAGTAAAAGTTATCCACGAGAATCGTAAAGTTATTCTTATGGAAGGGCGCCAGCAAGGTAAGACAACAACCTCAGCCGCTTACATTCTTTGGTACACATTGTTTCAAGGAAGCAAGACTGTAGCAATTCTAGCAAACAAAGCAACAGCCGCTAGAGAAGTTTTATATCGTTATCAAATCATGTATGAGAATCTTCCTACATGGCTTCAGCAAGGTGTCACTACATGGAACAAAGGTGATATTGCTTTAGAGAATGGTTCAATCGTATTCACAGCCGCAACAAGCGCATCAGGTATTCGTGGTAAGTCAGTTAACTTATTGTACGTTGACGAAGCCGCTATCATACCGAACAATGTAGCAGAACAATTCTTCACCTCAGTTTATCCTACGATTTCTGCTGGTGAAACAACAAAGATTCTGCTAAGTTCTACCCCACTAGGATACAACCACTTCTGGAAGTTCTGGAATGATGCAGAAAGCGACAGAAACGGATTCGTCAATCTGTTTATTCCTTACTGGGAAATACCTGGTCGTGATGAGAAGTGGGCAGACACACAGCGCAAACTATTAGGTGAGTTGAAGTTCAATCAAGAGGTGCTATGTAACTTCTTAGGTTCTAGTCTCACACTCATTGCTTCAGACTCTATTTCACAAATGTCGGCTAAGCCTATGATCTATCAAAAAGATGGGCTTGACATTTACGAAAAGGTGGAAAAGGATCATGCATATTGTATCGTTGCAGACACGGCTAAAGGTGTTGGTGGTGATTACTCTGCGTTTCAGATTATCGATATAAGTCAGATGCCATACAAAATTGTGGGCAAATACAGAAACAATGAAATCAGCCCACTTTTGTATCCATCAGTACTTTACAGAGTTGGTAAAGAATATAATGAAGCATACGTTTTGATTGAAATTAATTCGTCAGAACAAGTTGCAGAAATTCTTTATGCAGAATATGAATATGAAAATATCATCTCTGTTAGCAGAACACCTCAAGGGCAAGTTGTCAATGGAGGTTTTGGTGGGGGTAAAACACAGCTTGGAGTGATTACGGACAAGAAAGTCAAACGTATTGGATGTTCTAACTTCAAGTCAATGGTTGAAGAGAAAAAACTTATAATTACTGATGCTGATACTATAGCAGAAATTTCAACATTCATCGAAAGAAAGAATAGTTATTCTGCTGACGAAGGATATCACGATGACTTAGTTATGCCTTTAGTGTTATTTTCGTGGTTAACAACAAACTCATATTTTAAGGAGTTGACAAACATTAATATTAGAAAAGAATTGTACGAAGCTAGAATCAAAATGATTGAGGAAGAAATCACACCTTTTGGCTTTATAAATAATGGCGAAGAAGAAAATCAATTAGTCGATGTAAGTGGACAGGTCTGGCAGGTAGAGAATTATCACAAATCTGATTTTTTATAAATAAATTAAACAAACCTAACATCAAAACATCATTATAACAAGGAGAATTCAATGGCTATAAGTCTAATTTCACCAGGAATCAAGATCACCGAAACAGATTTGGTGTCTTCCTCACAGTCAGTATCTTCAACATCTGGCGGTTTTTCCGGTCAGTTCCGTTGGGGTCCTATTGACAAAGCAGTACAAGTTACAAACGAAACTGATTTGGTAACTCGATTTGGTAAACCAAATGCAACTAACGCAGTTGACTTCTTGTCAGCCGCCAACTTTTTGGGATACTCTGGTTCATTGTTCGTTGTTCGTGCCGCAAACACAGCGTTGAATGCTACAGCAGAAGCAACAACTGGTTCAGGCACAGCAGGTACTGGTACATCTATTAAGAACGATGACGTATATATTAATACAGCATCATTTAACGTTGGTCCTTGGGCGGCTCGCTACTCTGGCGCATTAGGAAACGCACTTAAAGTTTCTGTTTGCCCAAGTTCGGCTGCCTACACTAGCGCATTGACTGGAACATTTACAGTAACAGCGGGTTCTACAACAGTTACTGGTTCTGGATCGGCTGCAAATACACAATTGCAAGTTGGCGATTTCATTGTATTGTCTGGTCGTACATCTAAAGTTGTTGCAATTGCTAATGCAACATCATTTACATTAGAATCTGCACACTTAACTGGTGCTTCTGGTGCTTCAGCAACTCGCCGTTGGGAATTCTTTAGTGAGTTTGATTCTGCACCAGGAACATCCACAAACGGTGCCGCTTTGGGCGCATCTGGTGACGAATTGCACGTTGTTGTTCAAGACAGAACAGGCGATATCACAGGTACAGCAAATACAGTTTTAGAGAAATTTGGTTATCTTTCTAAGGGTTCAAATGCTAAAGCTGATGCTGGTGGTAGAAATTATTACAAAGATATAATTAACGACCGTTCAGCATATATTTGGTGGGCGGCTCACGACAATGCTGGCTCTAATTGGGGTAACACATTGTCTAGCACAACCTACACAGCAGTAAGCACACCTAAGACATATTCTTTGGCTGGTGGTTCTGATGGTAACGCATTGACAGATGGCGATAGATCAACATCTTTTGTTTTGCTTGCAAACAAACAAGAAGTGCCAGCATCTATCATTGTAACTGGTCAAGCAAATGCTACAGTAGCAAACAGAATTATTGCTGACGTTGCTGAAGTTAGAAAAGACGTTGTTGTTTGTGTATCACCAATAAGAACAGCAGTGGTTAACAATGCTGGTTCTGAAGCGACTTCAATCACTGCATGGGCAGACACAGTTACACGTTCTACATACGCAGTTGCAGACAGCGGTTGGAAATATCAGTACGACAAATACAATGATGCATATGTTTATGTACCATTGAATGCTGACACAGCAGGTTGTATGGCACGTAACGATTTGAATCGTGAACCATGGTTGTCTCCAGCTGGTTTCAGCAATGGTCGTATTCAAAACTTAGTTCGTTTAGCCTACAATCCAACGCAAGCTGACAGAGACACATTGTACAAGGCAGCCATCAATCCAGTTATCACACAAGTTGGCCAAGGTACAGTTTTATTTGGCGACAAAACATTTACATTGAAAAATACTTCAATGAATCGTGTTAACGTTCGTAGATTGTTTATTGAATTGCAAAAGACAATTGGACAAGCCGCAGACAATGTATTGTTTGACCAAAACGATGCAACAACAAGAAACGGTTTCGTAAGTTTAGTTGTTCCTTACTTGAGAAGCGTTCAGTCCAGAAGAGGTATTACAGCATTCAGAGTTGTTTGTGACGAATCAAACAATCCAGAAGATGTAGTAAATTCTAACGAATTCGTTTGCGATATTTTCGTACAACCAATCCGTTCTGTTAACTTCATTCAACTTAACTTTGTCTCTGTAAGAGGTACCGCTACATTTGCTGAAATTGCCGCA